ACGCCCTGGCGGTAGCGATACCCGAACGTCAGCGGGCCAACGACAACCTGAGACTTGGCCTGCATCTTGAAGATTGAAACCCGGCTGCTCGTGTCGCCGTACTCGGCCGTTACTGGCAGCGTCAAGTCGATGACGCGGGTTAGTTCGGTCCAAGATGGCGTGACGAAAGTGCCCGTGTTGTAGTACAACTTGCACTCTCTGCCGATTAAAGCCCCTGCCATTGGTTATGTCCTTATTGCTCCGCAATGCGAGCGTGAAATCGGTTTATGTCAATTTCGTAGGTGTCCGCCGCTGACGACTTCTCAACGTGCAGAAGCAGCTTGAACGGCCCGGTGGCGGCACTGATGGTGAACGTAGTAGAGCCAAGCACTAGAGCCGCGTTGATGTAGATTTGGATGTCTGCCGGGTTGCGGAAATCGAACCACACCTCAACAGGCGTGCCGGCCGTGTAGGTAATTGTGGTGTCGGTTGCATTAACTTCGCCGGCCGCGTTGTCATCCGACTCGGCAAAGATTCTTGTGTCGTTCGCGTCCAGGTGAATGAAGCATGATTCCGTAATCGTGTCTGCATTTGAGGCGTGCGTATCGTTCGCCACACCCATAGACACGTCCACAACCGTTCCGCTGCCGTCGTCTCGGACGTTGAATATCAGCTCTACAATCGCGTTCGCCGTCTTATCGAAAGCGAACTGCGATAGCATGTCGGCCTTTTGGGCCTCGCTCGTGCTGGTGATGTTGCACTTAACTGCACCGCCACGACTTTTCCACTCACCAAAACCGCCAACGGCCTGCGTGCCGATTAGAACCGTATCAAAGGCGTCGCGTTGGAAGTCGATTATGTTGGCCTGCTGGGCGTTGAGCCGAACGTTCATCAGCAGGTCGCCAGACTCCCAATCGCCAACAGCCACGCCGATATAGAAGTCCCGGTCGTTCGCCGGCTTGTAGGTGGCTGAACCTGCGGAGTGGTCCCAATACACCCGGCCACCGTCGAGGATTACGACGCCGTTTGACTTGGTGACAGTGACAACGCCTTCGGTCGTAAACTCTGGCTGGTCCCCTGACGAACGGGCTATGCCGTTGTTGTAGGCTGCCAGTCCAGATTTCATCTGCCAGATTTCGCCCGCACTAATGCCGGCTGCAAGCGTGACTCGCTCTTTATCAAATGCGGCATTAAAAATTGCGTCGGGCATCTTATGTTCGCCACCCTCGGAAGGTGAGCTTGACTGTGGATATGATTAGCTTCTTGTCTTGCAGTGCTTCAAAGTTCCAAGGGATAGTTTCAATGGCGATGAGTGGCACGTCCTGAACTGTTGGCCGCACAAAGCGGAAGTAATCCGCGATGTCCTGGGCGAGCTTGACAACTGAATCAACGGCCGTGATGTCTGTCGCTTCCGTCGCGGCGGAGGTGAGCCGCTTCTGAACGAAGATGAATATGTCGTACTCGTAGCTCCACTCAGCCCGATTGTCAGGCACCGCCCGCTCGGCTTGCGGGACAACCGACACGGAAATCGTTTCGAGGTCTTTGAGTTGGTCATACGGCACGTACCGCCGCGTTGACGTGAACGCGATTTCAAGGCTTGCGGCGTCAAGTGTCGTTTCGACTTCATCGGCTATAGCGACAAGTTTGGCGGTCGCCATTTACGCAATCCGCACGAGCTTGGTATGTATCCGGCGTTTCAGGTGGTAGCGGTCGGCCCACTCCCACGCATCCTCATTGAACCCAAGCGGCATAACCTCGCGGCGGTGCGTCTGGGTTCCTATCACTAGCTCAATCAAGTCGCCCTTCACTGGCTCGAATTGGGTTCCCGCTATGGCCAGCAAGTCCGCGTCAATTAGGAAGTCCCAGGATTCCACGCGAACTAAACCGCCGCCAGCGTCGGGCAGGTCAACTGTGGAGCGGCCAAGCGTTGCCGCTACTGTCGCCTGGAACCCACCTCCGAATTTCGTGTAGGTGACTTGTTGGCTTAGGTGTTCTGTTTGTGCCTCCGCTACGAAGTCCGCAGCGTCGGCCAGCATGTCTGCCATTGGCTACACGTTGATGTGGCCTGGGACGTGGCGGACGTAGCAGGTCGTATTGGCACCAGCCCCGCCAGTGCTGACGATGTAGCCCATCTGCACGTTGTTCGTGCTGACGGTCGTCACTTTGCGGGTGTTGTTCTGGATGTCCCAATACACCTTCGCCCCGGTGGCCGCGTTGTTCAGGTTCACCATCGCGTAGATGCCCCCGCCGACACTTACGGCACCGAGGGTGCTGTTCGTAATCGCCTTATGAGCGACGGTGGCATAGCCGCCCGTGCCGCTGGTGTTCGCGGTAACCGTGCCGAGTACGACTACGGTGCCCTCCGCGACGTTGCCGCTCGCGGGCGTGTAGTCCACCATAGTCACGTCGCCGTGTCGAAATGTTGCATCAGCCATTGCCTAAACCTCCAAGGGAATTTGAGCCGGTGGACGAACCACGGCCAGAGTGTCAGTTAGTGAAAGCAGTTTGCCGCCGTCCAAGAGCAAGTCGTCAACGGCCTGTTCAACGCCGGGGTCACCGCTGCGTTTGTAGTCATGGAATGCCAACAGCCCGCAAGGCGACAGCAGCCGCAGGGCCTTTACGATGTCGGCCGCTACTGAGGCGTAGTCGTGGGCACCGTCGATAAATATGAGGTCGAATTCTGCCTGCAGCTCTGGCAGCTCATCGGGGTGAACCGTCGATACTTTATGCGTCAATGAATAGCGTTCAATGTTCCGATTGAAGTCCGCCAGCGTGTCGCGCGGTGCAGGAGTTGCCCTGCCGTCGAAGTAATCGCAGGCCGTGACATACTTAGCGGTGCGGGCCATGCAAACTGTGGATAGCCCGCAGTATGAGCCGATTTCCAGAACCATCTTGCCGGCCGCTATTTCCGCCAGGGCCTTCGCCTCGGCTTCACTTAGCCAGCCTTCAATATCACGCGGGAAGACGTTAGGCACCGGGCTGCAGGTGCGATTGTGGACGCACGATTCGTTGTCGTATGAACGCGAACCCCAAGCGAACGTATTTGGAAACTCCGCTTCGCCCTCGTGCTTAACGGCTATCTTCCGCGTGCAACCGATACGCAGGCCGAGTTCGTTCATCAGCCGCGAGAAGAACCAATCCTCTGATTCAACTTCGGGGCAATAGCGGTTCTGCGTGCGGTCGAATACGATGCGGTCGTTAATCGTGAAATGGACTTTCTTAGCCCAATCCTGATTCCACTTCGCCACCCAGCAGCCGGTGTTGAGTAGCAGAGGCAGCCCGCCCAGGTCGTCACTCGTAAACGTCTCTGGCAGGTCGTACAGCTCGTGCATCGTCAGACGACATTCAGGGTTCCAGTTGTCGCCGCGATGGTGCAGGGCGATGCTGGTCAGGCCACGGTTGTCCTTGATGGGAACCGCGACGCCCAGAACGTCGAGCTGCTTCGCCTCTAGTTCGTTGATGAGCGTGTCTAGCCAGAAGTCTTCGCAGCCGATGTCATCGTGGAGCATTGCGAAGTAATCAACGCGGTGCCCCTGGTGGTGCAGGTTCAGGGCCGTGCACCACAACTTATTGAAGTTGCAGGCGAGCAATGAGCCTGGCGAGTATTCATTGACGACGGTCGTCATATCCCGGCAGGCACGCCAGAACGCACGGCCGGCAGCGGAAGACTGCTTGCCGTAGCCTGGCATCCCAAGCACGATACGTCGGTCTGTAAGGTTGACGGTCATTACTTGGCCGGTGACTTCAGTTCCGTTTCCTTGGCATCGCCGCGAACTTTGCCTGCAGGTTCCATCAGGGCGAAGTACCCTCGGCACTTCTTGGATCTTGGCCCCGTGAGCCAATCAAACGCGGCTTGAGGCAGGTCGATAATGCAACCTCTCCGCAGGTCTTTTGCGTCCAGCGACAGGCTCGCCCCGAACTGCTCGTTGCATTTCTTCGCGTCGAACTGGCCCAGGGTGTGTTTTAATCGGTGCTGCATATCAATCTCCGGTGACAAGGTGACACCACCCGCCCGGCTTCACCTTGTCGGGGGAAGCACGGGACGGGCAGCGGTTAGTTATTAGGTGGTTCCGTCAGCGTGGACGCCGGCCCGGTACTCTTGGAGGTTTACTCCAACGTCGCTGTAGCCCCTCCACTGAATGCCAAGCGTGTTAAAGTCGGCCTCGGCACTATCAACGGTCGGCTCAACTCGGCCGTTCAAAGCCGCGATAGAGATAACCGCCAGTTCGTTCGGGTCGGCCAGCATCCACCACGCGGTGGAAGTGGAACCCGTGTACGAGCTAACGCTGATGTAAGGAGAGCTTTCAACACGGAACCGGCCAGCGAACGGGTTAGCGTCGCCGGTGCCAGTCGCGTAGGACGTGATGGCCAGGGCGTTGAGTTGAGAACCCATCAGCGTGAGGGCCTTATTCTTCAAGGCGGTCGGAACCAGCAGGATTCGAGGCATCAGGGCCAACGGAGTTCCGTCTGGGTTCGTCTGGTTCATAAATACAGTCTCGGTCGCATCCAATCCGCCGAGGCTCATATCGGCCACGCCGGTATTGATGTTGCTGTTGCCGCTGCCAAAGAAGTTGGCCGTGACGGCACCCAGGAATTCCGTCCAGAAGATATGGTTCAGGAGCTTGATTGCCCCGTTGCCAAGCTTTCGAGGCACGCTGGCGAATGCACTAACGTCGTCGTTAATAATGTCCTTCCGCGTGATGGCCAGCATCTTCGCGTAGGTGTCGGCCTGATTGGTGTAGGTCAACTCATCCAGCGTGCCGTGCTTGATTTCTCCGTCTGCTCCAATCTGCTCGTAGCGAAGGGAGTCGGTCAGGCTTACGGTCGTGATGGTGTGGAAGTTGCGAACCGGCGTAATCTTCGCAATGCGAAGGCAGGTCTGGTCAACCGCGTTCCAGCCTTCCATCACGAACTTATTTGCTACGGCCCCGGTAATGTTCGCCACGTCGATCGTGGAGAATCCGCCGCTGGCTCGAATCGTCCGGCCGTCCGTTGTTCTGGCAAACGCACATTCAAGCACCTCGCGGGTAACTTGACGGCTGCCGGTGCGTCGATAGCCACGAGCCTCCGCGCCAAGCAGCAACAGTTCGGCAGGGCCGATGCCGTGCGGGTAGTGGTCGCGTCCGGCTTGCAGCTCTTGGTCCGTGAAGTGCTTGTCGAGGTTCGGCAGGCGATTCGCCTCGCAGATGGAAGCCATTAGTGCCCGGTCGCCAACGCCTCGCTCCCGTGGGGCCGACACCGTGCGGGCCAATGGAAAGCTGCTCTCGTACAGGTCGCCGCGAAACTCCTTCGCGTCAATGCCTGCCTCGATAGCGTGGTCAACGCACTTCTCGACGGAACCGATAAAGTCCACGTCGTCTTCCTTGTCGTGAATCTCAATCCACCGCTTTGCAACGGCGTGGATTTCCTTGCGGCGTTGGCCCTCGGCCTTCATTTCGCTGTAGGGGTCGCCGGCCTTCTTGGCCTTCGTCTTCCCGTTCTGGCCCTTAAAGTTCGCTTCAAGGTTCGTCCGCTGGTCTTCGCTGATGGTGTCAACGTCGAAACCCAAATCCTCAATCCACTTTTTGCAAGCAGCGTCCATGACATTCCCTTTCGTAGAAGCGGCAGACGCCGCAATAGTTGCTGTCGTGTTGTCGTCAGCTCCGTGGCTAACGAACCCAAAACCTTTGAGAGTTCCCGCCACCACATAAACCGGCCCCTCGTGTTCCTGTCCGTTGACAGTTACCGACTTGCCGGCCTTTACTTCCGTGACTTTGCTGGGGTTGACTTCGAGGCTCGATTGCCACTGGTAGCCGTCCAGGGCTGATTCGATTACCTCGTCCCGTGCGGCAGTCTTCGCCGTGGCGGTGCCGTTGGCGACTAGAGTCTTCCCGTCGTTGGCTACCGTGAAATTGCCAACCCGCTTTGATTGGTCGTGGTCAAGATTGGCGACTAGAACTTTGGCTTCCTTCAGTGCCGCCAGGTCCACAACTACCGGCATGTCCCAGCCGGAAATATCCAGCTTGCCGCCCGTGTAGAACGTGGAACTAAACTTCGCCGGCCCCTTCTTGTCGCCGCTCATTTCGCCAGCGACTACAGTCACAGGGGCAGAGATAGCGATAACTGGTTTATTGGTGCGCGTAGCCATTGGCCCTCCCGTTGAGCTTCGCCAATACGGCGTCCACCGCTTGTTCGGTTTCCTTGCCCGGGGCGCCGGCCGGTGGCGAGCCAACCTTCGGCGGTGGCAATGTCACGTCCAGCAGCCGCGTCTTGATTTCGTCTTCGCCGGCCCCAAGAGATTCAGAGGCCTTCGTGATTTCGTCTGCCAAGTCCCAGCCGCTATCCGCGAATAGCTGGTGCAGGAATAGTTGGCCGCTTTGTAGCCGCGTCTTGTTCGCGTTCGCTTCGGCCTCAACGTCTGCCACGCGATGCTTAGGCCAATCCCAGATATGCTCGCGGGCGTTGTAGTTGACGGTATTCGGATCGCCACCAAACCAGCCCAGCCGATACACGGCCAGATTGAACCAACTATCGAACAGCGGATTTAATACCAGCTCGTTGCAGTCTTCGCGCTCAACGTCCAGCGATGAGTAGTAGGTCTGGTGGTCCAGGCGTCCGCTGGCGTAGTTGTAGGCCGATGAGTCGCAAGCGGCCTTGTTGTACGGCATCGACTTCGGCCGTGCCTGCTCGTTGACTAGCGACTTGTGGAACCCTTCGTGCGTCGCGTTCGGATGTTCGGCCTTCAGCTGGAACGGCTCATAACCGATTGGCAGGGCCGTCATCATTCGCTTTACGATTTCCTGTTGGGTGAAATCGGTTGCGTATTGCATTTCCTCGTCTGTCGGCTGAAACTGCGTCCGCAGGAATAGCGTGAAGTCGGCGGCAGTCTCGGCAGCGGCAAGCGTGGCCTCTCGCCAGCGACGGGCAGCGGCACCTACGTTGAGAGTGCTGGAACATTCGGGCACGCCCCGGTGTTGCCCAGGCCGACGCATCTTGAACCAATGAACTACTTTCGAAGCGTCCACCCGTTCCGGCTCGAACTTGAAGAACATTCGATGCGTATTGCCGGGATGCTCTGTCAGAAGGTCGTACCACTGCGGGTTGCCGAATTCATCGAACTTGATTCCGTCGATGTAGCCCGGCTGGTCGTAGGGCACGTAGGGCGTCTGAATCTGGTCGGCCTCGTGCAATACCACGTCCAGCTTGACGGGGTGCATCACTCCAGGGTTACGCCGCAGGATGCCGAACGCCTCGCCGTCCTGATGCTTCGCGTGAGCCATGCACCAGAGCTTGCGACGGAAGTGCACCGCCTTGCACCAGCGATACCAATTCAGCTCGACAAGGCGATTGAATCCTTCGCTGCCAGTCTGCATTCGCAGCGTTGGGCCAACGCCAACTAGGTCCGTGGCGTATGTCTGGGCAATGCCGTCGCTGTAGCCGTTGCTGCCGATTTCATACCGGCTGCGTTTGATGAGCGTGTGGCGAACGTCTTTCGAGTGAGCCGAGTCGGCGTCGAAGGCGTCGGCGTTTTCCCAAATCTTCTCGTACTCGCTCGTGGTACGTGCGGCGTCGTAAGTCGCCCGCAGATCCGCGTAACGCTTCCGCCAGGCGTCGATAGCCGGCCGCTGTGGTGCCGCCTTCGGCTCGTTGCCAATCCAACGTCGGAAGATGTTGCGAATCCGTTGGAACATCACCCACACCCAGGAGGAACTAGTTGGGTGAACCGCAGGCCGAAGTGCCCCTGGCCTGACGCGACTTGGCCAGCCACGTAGTTCGCGGCCTTGATTTTTTCGTCAATCGTTCGGCTGGTAACGCTGTTGCCGTCAACCACGGCCGAAGATGGCTTGGCCGAAGACTCCACGATGTCTTCGGTAATCGCGTCGATGTCCGCAGAGTCGGGCATGTACGAGCCTTAAAAGAAAACGGGGCACGCTCAGCGCGCCCCGTTAAAGGCTCGTCGTTAACGCGACAGGGAGGTTGCAACTCCTGCCTGAAGCGGGCCGCGCTATGCGGCCCCATGTATCTATGTCAATTCAGGCAGATTGCCTGACTACTGTCAAATGCGTTTGTCCAGAACTGGAATCCTCGCCGCCCACCTCGCGGATTAGCTTGGCCGGTAGCTGCTTACTGAGGAACCGCTTACCGCATTTATTGTTGCGGCAATGGACATAGCGATAGGTGGCGTCGGCCTGCGTCTTAGTGCCGTGGGCGAACATGGCACACCCGCAGTTCGGGCATACGTCGGCAGGCTTACCGTTGATAGCCGTAGGCTGCTGGTCCTGCCCCATCTGGTTCAGCGGCGTTCGGGGTTTCATCTAATAGCCCGTGCCGTGCTTTGTCTGGTAGGTGTTCTCACGTTTCTCTGATGTCCGCTCATTTCGAGTTGTAACGGTAGTCAGGTATCCAGCCGACTTCATTTCACTTAGCAAAGCACCTCTGCAAAGCTTGCAATATCTCTCGCCTTTAATTCGTTCGGCCCCGCATCTTAAACACTTCACAGGTCGTCTCCTTTTGTTTTTGGTGGTTCCATTCCCCCGCCCTTCGGTTCCTCTGCCGGCTTCTGTGGCGGTGCCTCGCGTCGCTTGCGAACTTCCGCTATTGCCTCGGC